CTAAATGTTCTCCCATAGGTTAAGTGGATTTATTTTAGTGGTTTTACCTTCTTTGTAATCCTTTCGTCCTTTTTCCACTACTTCTTTAAGGGTTTCAACACTTTTAATTTTTACTTTCTTAGCCTTTATTTTTTTAAGAAATTCTTCCACAATAGGAAGGTTTATTTCTTGGATCTCTGCTTGTAATAATAATGTTTGCATGATATATCTATTTAAAACTTTAATTCTTTAATACGCTATCCGCTCCACGATTGCCGTAGCTACCACTTGATAGAACTCTACTATATAATCCTGAGGTACTGTCTCCGTTTGATAGGGAGGGTCATTGTATTCAGGTAATGGAGCGGGTACAAGCTCAATAAACCCTTTTTCTTTTGCCCTCCTTACCAATTTAACAGTACGCAGGTTATTCCGTGTCACCACTGCATATACTTCGTTGGTAGGAAAATAGGTTTGCCAATCATTTACTTTTCTTAATCCTATGATAGAGCCGCTTTTTATACGTTGGGATATAGAGTTTCCGATGAGGTTACAAGCTAATTCTGCACGCTTGAAATCAGGAATGGTGATGAAAAAAGAGGGCTTGTGTTGGGAAAACAACTCCTCAGAACTCCAACCTCCTGCAAAATCTACATCATAGTAAGGCACAAGGACATCTTTTGACATCTCATCAGTGATGAGTATGGGGGGTTCTGAACGCTCTCTTTCTTCGTCCTCGTCTCGGTTTTCGTATTCCAACTCTACCCGCTCAAAGAACCCTTCTAAGGTGCGCCTTACCTTCTTAGGCATTTCCTCTTCTCCACTATCATATAAGCGGAGGTCTTTCACGGATATTTTAGTATATTCGTGTATGTCTTGCAGGGATAAGCTGTATTTATTACGCTCTGTTCTTAGGTAGCTTTCTTCTTCATCTTCCTCCTCTGGCACGACTTCTTCTATCTGTGGGACAAGCATAGAGCCATTGCCCGTGAGGAGCCAGTCCTTGCTGATTTCAGGGAACTTTTTAAGAAGCTCATCCATAACATCATCACTAACCTTATTTCTGTAGCTCTTAATATGTGTTATTTGTGATTGAGATATATTAGTTTCCTGAGAAATTTTATATCCTGAATAATTATAATGTTTAAGCACTTCCATAAACCTATCATTTATAGGAATAGGTTGCTTTACATTTTGTTGTGTATCTGAATTATTTTCCATACCTTTGTGCTTTAATTAAAAATTTGTTTGTTATCATGAAATTATCTGAACAAGGACGTTTCGAACTTCGTATATGGTTAGCGGAAAGAGCTCATATAGCAAGTAATCTTATATATGTCTATGATCAAATTAAAGATTGGGACATAGACGACATTGATCTTTATAAAAGACTTGTTTTAGGGGAAGGAACTGCGAGATTTATGCCAAAAATCACTAAAGAGGAACATGAATTTATAGTTACCAAAATGAATTTCATAAAAAACGGGGATAAAATAAGAATAAAAGACTAACTTTTTATCCGAAATTCTTTTATCAATTCTATTAACTTGGATATAAATCCCTCCACATTTTTAGGGCTTATATTATCCTCTTCCTTACTTTGTTTTGTATCAGGAGGGCTGTATATATTATCCAATGCCTTAAGCAACATAATCTGTTGTGAGTCTCGCTTATCCAATTCGCCGCTGTCGGTAGCTTTTAATAATTTTGAATGCTCCCGCATAGTCATAGCTATTGCCGATTTAAAAGCATATTCCTCTTGCAATTTTCTCTCTTTTGAATACCTGCTAATGAGCCACCATACCAAAAACCAAGCAGGAGAAGTTCTTAGTATATTGATAACAAAATGTACCCAATCAGAATTATTAATATCAAATCCATAAAACACTATAAATACCCATGCAGCGGTAGCTATTAATGAAGCTATTACTAAAACTATAAAAGTAATAACATTCATTTGTATTTGGTTTTTCCTCTCTCTAAAATGAGTTCCTAATGAGCCATCAGCAGCTGCTCCTATAAGGTTTTCAACTTCTTGCTTTTGAGATAATATCTTCTTTTGTAGATCTTCAGCTTCTCTAATCAGCGACAAAGAACGTGTATTTTGATTAACAACATCTTCAAACCGCTTCTTGTAATCCTCTATATTTTCTGTTATTTTTTGTTCTAAGTTAGCAATATTCGTTTTTAAAGTCTCTATCGTGTTTTTATTAGCTTCTGATGAGGATAAATAGGAACGAATAGATGTATCATATTCATTAGCATTTATAGCTTTTTCCTTGATCGTATCATAAAATTCAGTCGCTTGTATTATCTTATGTTCTAAATCACTCTTTGATTTAGAAAATTCTTCTATCAAACGAATTAACTTATTATTTTCCTGCTCTAATTTTGTTTGAATAAGTTTTATTTCTCCTGCAAGACTTTCTATATTTTCTTGTGATATTTTAGGCTTGTAAGTGATGTTTCTTTCCCAGTTCCCAAACTGAATGCAATATTCAAAAATATATCTTACACCATTAAAAATGCCTTGATTATTTTTATCTGATATAGAACTTACTAAATCCCTTAATACCGCAACTATATTATTTCCAGAGCCATTCGGAAAATATGAAGTAGGTAACATCGGCGTCATATTAGATTGCATTAATACTTTAAAACGATTAATAACAGTTTGGTATATCTTCTTAAATTCGAAAGAATAGTAATCACCAAACATAACCGCTTCTAAAGGAGTTTCAGGGAAATTACCTACAATATATTGGTCTATATCAAAATCTTCTATTTGTCCTACATAAGAGCTTATACGTTCTAATTCTTGAATAGTCATTACTGCATTTATTTAAAAATCAATCACTTATAAACTTTAACACATCTATCAATAAAATAATTTACTTTTTGTGTTGTACTTTACAAAATGTTTTGTATCTTTGCACTGTCAAAGCGTGTGACATTTGACACATGCAAATATAGTAATAATAAATTAAATAGCAATGAAAAAAGTGAAAAATAGTAGGGCGCACCGTAAGAGCAAAACGGGCGACTTAGCAGACCCAGTGGCAGAGCATATATTATCTACGAATGATTTTAGCATAGAAATAGCTAAAACAATGGACAAATCACAACCAGCCATCAAAGAGGCTGCAAGGCGTAGAAGTGACACTTTATTAAGTATCAAACTAATACCTTTATATGAAAAGTATGGGTATTCAATTAACGATGTTATAGCAAAAAAATCATGAATAATACTGAGCTGAAAAGACACCTCAAAAGAAAATTAGAGCGAGTAACATTGCTCAAGTTATCCTTAGAGGGTGCTATTAGAGATTTGGCAAGCGAGATTATTAGCCTTAACGAAGAACTTGCCCTTGTGGAAGGGGGCAAGTCTTCAATCAAACTGAAAGAACCCGTTGATATATCAGAATATGCAACTAAATTTTACGCTGAATTTGAAAAAGCAAGACAAAACAGCGATTTATAAAAAAAGCCCCGCTGGCATGCGAGGCATAATGATAACAAATAAAATTTTTTAACATGGCAAAATTACTACAAAAATTATTCTCTTGCAAGCGAAAGCCAAAAAAAGTGCAAGACCAACAACTACAGGTGATTGATGGCTATTTGTGCTACAACAAGCGCCGTTACAGTGAGCTAACAAACAAGCAAAAAGAAGCATATAGCGACTGCTTAGCCCTACACTCCTTACAAGAACTCCTTAGAGAATCACAACTTAGATACGTATTGAGATGAGAACAATGACAAATACCGAGTTTGAGCGAGTACTCAACGAAGAGCGCAAGCAATGCTATTATTACAGCGATTTATTGGACTTGCGAGAAGATAGTAATAGGTCTTTCAGTTGTGAGTTTATCACAGAAGACGATTACCCAGATGATTGGTATTGCGCTATCTATTACGATGTAACCACTCATTGCGAGGGTAGCAATAATGCAAGCTGCCACAGTGTAGAGATACAGCATATATACATCAACTTCCAAGAGGTTAAGGCTACCGAAATGCAAGAAAGCGTATTAACAACAGTACTCACTAATCGAGCCAATGAAGAATTTCAGTATAAAGAAACTGATATATACCCCGATTATGCAACTTCTAAAACATGGTAAATATGAAAATAGGTGATTTAGTAAGGGTTAATCCCTTTATCCCAAAAGACCCCGCAAATCAAAAAGGCAAAGAAGGGGTAATTGTAGAGATAGTCAATAATGAAGGGCTTGAGATAGTCAAGGTAAGGTTCAATAAAGGTTGTTATGGACTATATGACAGTGATACACTTGAAAAAATAAACTATGAAAAAGTTAGCAATAAAGAGATATTACAAGGATAAACGCAATGACTTGTATAAGGTAATAAGCTACGATCAAGATAAGTGTGATTATAGAATGATGAAGTTAGATACTTTCTTCTATAATATAGAAACCTTAGTAGTTATACACACTGACAAAGTAGCAGATTATGAGTTTAAGGAAATTCCTCAAAAAGAATTCATGAAAATGTACATGAATATCTTAAATGAGTCTCAGAGACTCCTTAGTAGAAAGAAAATGTATTAACAAATAAAATTATATCAAAATGAATGAGAATTTAATCACAGTACAACAATTGCCCGTGATCGTCTATGAACGATTAGAGAGCGTAGGGCAAGAAATTGACAAGCGTATCGCAGCGCTTGACTTGGATAAGCAACTCGTAACAGAGGACACAAAGAAAGCAGTTAAGGACACAAGGGCAATGCTCAATAAAGAGTTGAAAGACTTTGAAGAGCAGCGCAAACGTATCAAAGAGCAAGTAGTAGCACCTTATGAGGCTTTTGAGAAGGCGTACAACTCTTTTATCAAGGTGAAATATGAAAAAGCCGAAAGTATTCTTAAGGTGAAAATTGATGAGTTTGACAGAAAGCTAAAAGCAGACAAAGAAGCACGTATCAGGGCTTATTTTACAGAACTCTGCCAAGATAACAATATTGACTTCCTCCCTTTTGAAAGGCTTTGCTTGAATATAAGATTAAATGACAGTGACAAGAGCTTGAAGGACATCGTAAATACCAATATTGACAACGTGGTTAAGAGTCTTGAATTTATTGAGAGCCTAACAGACCCAGACGAATATAAAGCGGAGATCCTCGCAGACTACAAGCAAACCCTTGATGTAACTACTGCTATACGTAACGCTCAATATCGCAAGCAGCAAAGAGAATACGAGTTACAACGCCTTGAAGCACAAAAAGCAGCAGCAGAGCAAGCAAGGTTAGCAGCTGAAGCAAGGGCAAAAGAAATGGCTCCTTTGCAAGCACCTGAAGTAGTGAAGCCTCAAGAACAAATCGTGAAAAATGAAGCAGTACCTGCTCCTCAAGAAGAAATACTACATTACACCCTTAGCGTGAGTGGTACAAGGGCACAACTTAGAGCATTACGCCAATTCTTAGAAACAAATAACATTAATTACAATATACAATGAGTACAGCAGTAACTAACGCAAAAAATCCCGTTGTAGAGTACGAAGTAGCGGGTGAAAATGTAAGACTATCTTACCAAATTATCCGAGATTACCTAACCAAGGGTAACGGAGCAGTAACAGACCAAGATCTTATGCAGTTTATGAGTGTCTGCAAGTTCAATAAATTAAATCCTTTTCTTAATGAAGCCTACCTTATCAAGTTTGGTAATACTCCTGCTCAGATGATTGTTAGCAAAGAGGCATTAATGAAAAGAGCCGAAGCTAACGAGTCCTATGCAGGAATGGAAGCGGGGCTTATCTTAATGAGAAATGGAGAACTGAAGGAAGTAGAGGGAAATTTCTACTTACAATCAGATGATATATTAGGGGCATGGGCAAAAGTATATCGTAAAGATAGAATTAAGCCTTTTGTTGCAAAGGTAACCATTGCTGAATATGATAAAAAACAGAGCAATTGGAATGACAAAAAAGCGACAATGATTGCTAAAGTAGCCAAAGTACAAGCATTAAGAGAAGCCTTTCCTGTACAAATTGGTGCAATGTACACTTCAGAAGAGCAAGGTATCAGTGAGAATAGAGGGCGTGAGGTTACAGATGCTGTTATCATAGAGCAAAGCGAGCCTACCGATATAGTTGCTCAAGAAGAGCCAACAGCTCCAGCCCCTGCACCTTCGGAAAGTCCTAAACAAGTTGATTTCAAAACCTTGTAAGTATGAGAACAAGTTATTTTACCCTCGGACAATCGCACATATATCGCTTTAATGGACAAACCTTAGACCGTGATTGTGTGATTAAGATAACAGCGGAAAATCCAAGAGATGTAATGGTTGAATATTTTGGCTTAGAGTGGGCTTTTGAATATGATGAACGCCCTGAAATGAGATACTTCCCACGAGGGGTATATAACCTAACAGACAACAAATGGGAATAGCAAAAGTCATTAGTTCAGGTAGCGAGGGTAACGCTGTGATATACAACAACGCAATAATGGTAGATTGCGGCGTTTCTCTCAAAGCCTTAAGCGAGGTAAAACGTTCTTTAAAAATAGTGCTCCTAACTCACAAGCACAGCGATCACCTGAAAATACGCACTTTGCAACGATTACAAGCCGAGCGACCAACCTTGCGAGTGGCTTGTGGTGATTTTCTCTTAGAGGAGTTGCCTTGTATCAAGAATATAGATGTATTGCAAGTGGGTAAGATATACGATTACGGAGCGTTCAAGGTATCACCTGTAAAGCTGTACCACGATGTACCTAATTTCGGTTGGAGGATATTTTTAAAGCCCACAATAATAGACTTTATAAAGGGTAACTATGAGTATAAAATATTCCACGCTACCGATACAGTACATTTGGAAGGTATCAGTGCAAAAGGTTACGACCTCTATGCTATTGAGCATAACTACTGCGAAGAGTACATACAGCAAGCAATAGAAGAAGCACGAGCCAATGGCGAATATACGCACGCTTACGGCAATATCAATACACACCTTAGCATACAGCAGGCAAGGGCATTTATTGAGGCAAATAGAAAGGAAAGCAGTGAAGTATTGGAACTGCATAAAAGTAGAAGTTTTTATAAGTAAAATTTAAATAAAATGAGTAAGAAAATTAAAAACGGGGAACAACCTATCACTCCTAATTCATTATTGCTTTGTGATGACGGAGAAAAAATAATAGCAAACGATTATCTTATGGAAAGATACCCTTCAAATATCGCTCATTGTTTAGGAATAACCAAACGTGAAAAAATAGCGATAGAAGCGGCAAAAGCTATGTTAAGTAAGGGTAATGAAAGTATATACATAGTTGCAGGTAAAGCAGTATTATTTGCTGATGCTTTATTAGAAAAACTTGAAAAACAACAAGAAAAATAATGGAAATACAAGGACAAATTAAAAAGATTTTCCCGTCTGAATATGTAGGAGTAAATGGATTCGAGAAAAGGGATTTGGTAATCACAACGGAGGAGCAATACCCGCAAACAATCATCATTCAATTTACACAGCAGCGTTGCGACTTACTCAATAATCTACAAGTGGGGCAAAATGTAAAAGTATATATCAATATCAGAGGGCGTGAATGGACAAACCCGCAAGGAGAGACCAAGTACTTTAACACCATTGAAGGTTGGAAAATTGAGGTGATACAGACTACTAATGTAGCCAATCAGCAACCAGTGACACAAGCAGCGCCTGCACCTCCTCCACAGAGAGCACCACAGCAGGTACAACAACCGCAGCTCTTTGATAACCATGGGAAAGAGCCTAATCCTGCAATATATAACAATCAGGAAGTACCTTTTTAGTAACTTAAATAAAGAAAAATGAAAACAGTATTTAAAGAAGGAATGAAGGTTTATGACCAATTAATGTTCCCTGATGTAGAAGGGGTTGTTATAAGTACAAATTTTATTCCTGAAAAGAGTTTTTTTGATAAGGAAGAAGATTTTGAAGAAGATTATGAACATCCTTATCCTATTGAAGTTGATTTTAAAGGAGAACAAGCGCTTTATAAAAATGATGGTAGTGGCTTTATGGATTTTCCAACCCTTTCAACAAAACCTTACGAAGTGGAGCTTAAAGGCTTTGAACAAAAAGCACCTGTACCAACTTTTGAGGAAGCTGAAGACTGGGTAAAAAGAGAGTTTGCAAAAGGAAATATCTTTTTAATGAGTAAAGATGTTTTAGAAGCCCTTAGAAAACTTGTTATCCTTAGAGACTATTACAATGAGGGTTGGAAGCCTAATTGGAATGAAAGCTCTACTAAATATTGTATAGAACAAGAAGGATTAGATATTTGTGGTAGAAATCATACTTATAATTCAAGAGTTATGTATTTTAAAACAGATGAAATAAGGAATAAGTTCCTCAAAGAACAAAGAGAATTGTTGAAAATAGCAAAACCTTTATTATGACAAAAGCAATGATCGTCCTGTTGTTAGCCATTAACATTCTTAGCTTGATAATTCTAAGGGACTATACCAAAGCCACTCACGCTATGGTAACAGCAATATTCCTTTTATTAATACTAAAAGACGATGATTTTCAACGCAAGCAACGAGTTTGATATACAAAGAGCAAAGGAGCGGTTAGGGTATCTTATTGAGAAGAAAAAGACCTTTGAAATCACTGAAAAGAAGCCTAAGCGTACCTACTCACAGAACAATTACATTCATCTCCTTTTTTCGTGGTTTGCATTGGAATATGGAGAGACTCCCGAATATGTGAAGCAAGAGATATTTAAAAAGTTGGTTAATCATGAAATATTCCTAACCGAATATGTGAATTATAAAACTGGAGAGGTAAGGGAAGCGTGGAGAAGCACAGCAGATTTAAACACAAAAGAAATGACAACCGCTATTGATAATTTCAGAGACTATGCCAGTAAGGAAGCGGGCATATACCTGCCAACCCCTGATGATTTAAATTCTCTCAATGAGATAGAAAGGCAAGTGAATAATTTACAAGGGAGGTATTATTAA